GATGGTGCAACCATTGGTAAAGATAGTGACTACGTATTGTTTGAATTTAAAAGATATCAACCACCTTTTAAAAATGTTGATATGTTTGCGTTTAAAGAAGGAGATTATAATAGATTAAATTTAAAAGGAGATAATGGAGATAATATTAATGAAACAATTAGTGATTTATCTGCATGGAATAAAGGATCATATGATTACAACCAATCTAACAGCTACAAAGATGCTGGAGAACAATTTCCATCTATCATAATGTATATGCCAGAAGATATTTCTACTGGTTTTAGAGGTAACTGGGGTGGTAAAGCATTCAGTACAGTTGGTGCAGGTATTTTAGGAGCTGCTGGTCAAGCAGGGTTACTTGAAAAAATGGGTGCTGGTTTTGGTGTAATTGGTAAAGGATTAGAAAGATCTCTTGGTCTAACTGCTGCTAAAATTCTACAAAAAAGTGTTAAAGCAGCTGGTGGTGATCAACTTAGTAATAATGACATCTTTGGATCTGTCTCTGGAGCTATCATGAATCCCAACACTGAATTATTATTCCAAGCTATTGACATGAGAAACTTTATGTTGAAATTCAAGTTGGTTCCTAGGGAACAAGGTGAATCAGCAGTTATCAATAGAATTGTAAAAGTATTTAAAGCATGTACTCTACCACTTCGTAATCCAGGACAAGTGATGGGATTAAATAATCCAGAAAATTCTGAGAATAATGGAGTAATAGATGCATTTATTGGTGTACCAAACCTTTGTAAGGTTTCTTTTATGAGAGGACCTAGTGAACATATGGTTCTTCCAAGATATAAGATGCTAGCTGTCACACAAGTAGATGTAAACTACACACCTGATGGAGCATATGCTACATATGATGATGCTCAACCAGTAGCTATAGAATTATCAATTAATTTCCAAGAGACAAAGATCAACTTTGCCGAAGAAGTTCTCTCAGATCATATACGATAATGTATTTTTCAATCATTCCCAATCTCGCTTACGGCGAGAAACCAATCAAATATCCATTTTCAAAATCGGATTATGTAACTGCAAAGAATTTCTTTCGTAGATATAAAGTCAATGAAAATGTATTCTCTAATGCTGTTTACTTTAATAAGTATGCTATTAGAGATGGGGAACGTGCAGATACTTTAGCTCAAAGATTTTATGGAAATCAATTCTATGATTGGGTAATTCTTATCACAAATAATATGGTCAACGCACAGTATGATTGGCCAATGCAAAACTATGAATTGTATAAAGTATTAGAACAAGAATTTGATGACCCATACAGTCAGATCAATCACTATGAGATCAAAGAAGCTATGGGACACTATGCTGCTGGTTTACATGTAGATAAAGCTTTCTATGATGGTACACATAAGTTAAACATTGATGGTGTAGTGACATTAAAAAACGGCAACGAGATTGCAAGTCCCGTTACCGTTGCCGAACATTATCATGTAGAGAATGAGAAGAAGAGAGAAATATTTCTTCTCAAACAGAATTATGTACAATCTTTTGTGGATGATTTTAGAAAACAAAATATCTACAAAAAAGACGCCAACTATATTAGTCAGCGTCTTAAGAAAACTGGTTGACTTTTTCGGGCAAAAATTTGCCCGAATTTTTTTTCCAGTTTTATAGAATTCAATAATCAGAATCGGAATCACAAGCATCAGGATTTTTCCTGAGATATTGTTGTGCCCATCCATGCACATCCATATCTTTATATAAATGTGCTGAGGTATGAAGACCTTCAATCAAAGCTAACATTCCTATTAACATGACTGGAAGCATCCATAATGGATGACCAATAACTTCACCTGCTTTTTCTTTTTTCACCTACTCTTCAGCAAGACGAGCAAAGTATGATAGTGCATCGTCATCATCTACAACTGCTTCCTGCTTAACAGGAGAAGGAGTAGAGACAGCAACTGGTTCGTACTCTTCGTCATCAACAGAAGGACGAGTAACAGGACGTTGACCTATACCAAGTACCATATTCAAACGACGCTCAAGATCTTCATAAGACTTGAACTGATCCTTAGAAGTAAATGCTTCTAACGAGTGTTCTTTTTTCCAGATTGCTTCCAGTTCATCATCATCTGAACTAAGAGCACTAACAGAATCAAACTCACTGCTGTCATAGTTCCAGAACCCTGCTACTTTCTTAATCTTCAACTTGAAGTTAGCACCTTCCCAAAGATCAAAGACATTTACTGGTGTCTCATCTTGGAACTCAGGTTGCATAGCAGCGAGGATCTTATCATGGATCTTCTTACCATACTTGTACAAGAATGTCTTGCCTTCGTTCTCAGGGTGCTTAGGATCCTTCACAACTAAGATGTTACTGTAGTAAGATAGCTTACGCTTCTGCTTACGTGCAGTTTCTTTGTCCTCATCAGCACCGCTGTTCCAGAGACGGCGGTTGACCTCACCAACGGGATCCTTGTCGCCAAGAGTGGTGAGAGAATTTTCAATGTACCAACCACCAACACCTTGGAAGGCATGGGAGTACACTTTTGCCCACGGAATAGTTTCTCCTTCTGGGGCAGGAAGGAATCTGATAACAGCATAACCGTTACCTGATGCGTCAACCTCTGGTTTCCAGAACCTCTCATCAACGTTCTTACCGCTGGATGATTTTTCTAATTCCTTCTGTAGGAACTGAAAATTGTTCTGAGATTTACGCTTAAGATCTGCAAATGGCATTAGATTACCTCGGATTTAATTGGATTTGGTTTGTATCTGGGGTGCATCAGTGGCAGTTTTACCCAACGTCATGTCCATGCTTCTAAGTCATGGTAGTCAGAACCCAGTGCCCTTTCACTTGATCATAATAACAGGGATGAGGACGGGCGTCAACCCCCTCCCTCTACTTGTTGCCTCATGTGTTGTACTTTCCTCAATAAGTCATCAAACATAGTCTCGATGGATGTATCAGGTGTAGCACCTAGCATTATAATCCCCTGCTTCATGGTGTCAATGACTGATTTAGCTTCAGGATCATCACTCAGTTTGGCACGAGCATAAAATATCTTTTGTTTTTCTATTAACTTTTCAAGTGCTTCAAAATATTCTATCTTTCTATCTGATTCTAATAGAATAAAATTCATAGCAGATCTGAAACAGAACTGCTGAAGCTCCATCATTTCTTGAATGTCACCACGGACTATTTCTGACTTAAAGAAACTCATACTAGCATTAGTTTGGCACGACTTGTTTTTTTCATAAAATTAAGTTGCTGTGCTTCATACCGCAACTTTTCCTTCAATGGTTTGCTGATTAGCTTACCTACACTATCTAATTCAATTTCATTTAATTCACAGTAGTGGATAACCGAATCAATATAATTCATGTCATGATTATGTAGTGCAATCTTCTCCACTTCCTGCGAAAATCTCGCAGCGGTCATAAATTTATCCTCAAGTAATTGTTTTTTGTCCATATCGTTGTTGGTACTCGTCTATGTACTGTATGAGTTGAAGAAGGTACTCCTTCTTGGGTGGTTTGATTACGACCTGAGTTTCACCATTCTCACATGCAACAATAGTTACCAATTGTTTGACAGTTAAACTGTACAGTTCCTGAAAACAACAAGCGTATGCTGTCTCCTGAATAAAATAATCGTATAGGTATGCTTCTCTTTTAGGTTCGGCAGATGTCTTAAAGTCTATGATAGATAATTCACCGTCAAACTCGGCAACTAAATCGACACGACCAGCAACTTCAAGATGTTTTGAATAAAGAAATGCTTCCTGTAAGTATATATTCCCTATACGATCAAAGGTTTTTTTGGTCTGCTCAAACATGACCACAGGAAGTGGAGAGTCTTTGTATTTTTTAATGTCCAACTCATTGTTGAGATAATCCTCAGTGATACTATGAAACTTAGTACCACGTGAAGCAGACCTTGAGGAGATAGCTGCTGCTTTCTCCTTACCCACTCTCTTCCTCCACTTAGCAAGACCTGCTTGCTTCTTAGCATTGTTACCAATGACTGTGGTAATTGAAGGATAATACTCACCATTAGGTGTAGCATAAACTCTCTTACCATCAACCATTTTAGCTTCACTATCAAGTGGAAAGCATCTGGGATTGTGTTCAAACTTCATAATCCTAAGTTAATCTTATTGATAAGATAAGATTTGACAAGACCAGACCTAACGATATCATCAAGACCAAATTCTATCAAAGAAAACTCTTCCATCTCCTGTAAGATACGTTGGAAATCTAAGATGCCTGTACGTTCATTAGTCTTAATAAGATCTGTTTGAGCAGCATCACCACAGAATACTATCTTACTGTCCTGTCCAACACGAGTGATGATTGAATCAAGTTCGTGGAAGTTCAGGTTCTGA